TTGTGATGACGAAGAAGTTATTTTTATTTCAGATGATTATAATTTAATTGTTAAAGCACAGGCATTTAATATACCTTGTGAAATGTTTGAGTTTGAAGATAATGATAAAAAAGAAGTTTATAATGGAATTAGAAAATTTATATTAACCGAACAAGAATATGTTAATTTACTTGAAAATCCTAATGATTTTTCATATAATTTTCAACCTAATGAATATATAATTATACATAATACAACATCTAATGATGAATATTTATTCACTTGGAATAAGTATTTTGAAGAAGTTAAAATTAAACCATTGTCAAATAAATATGTAAATAAGATTACACCATTAGATACTTACCAAAAAGCATTTATACATATGTTACAAAATGATAATATAAAAATTAAAATAACTGATTCAAGATACGGATCAGGGAAATCTTATCTTATGATTCATTGGGCATTACATATGTTAGATAAAGAAAAAGTTGATAAATTATATTTTGTAAAAAGTGACTCACCTCCAAAAAATAGAAGAGAATTTCCTGCTATCCCAGGTGGAATTAGTGAGAAAACTGAGCCTTTAATGGGTGTTTTGTGTGATTCAACTGGTGAAACAAGTTTAACTGATATTCTATTAAGAAACAATAGATTAGAAATATTACCTATTCAATTTGCTAAAGGTAGAAGTTTAAAGAATTCTATTTTATACATCAATGAAGCACAAGATTTTACTCCTTCTGAAATGGAAAGATTACTTTCAAGAATAGGTGAAGGAACATTTGCATTATTAGATGGTTCTACTTCTCAAATTGATAATAGATATTGTTTGAATAGAAATGGATTATCTATTGTAAGTGATAATTTTAAAGATAAATATATTGCTGGACAGGTAAATATGATTGAAGATTATAGAAGTGAAATTAGTAAAATGATTAGTGATATGGATTGGAATGATTGAGATCAAAAACAACACCGTTTTTGAAGAGATAGAGGTGAATATTTATATCAAATTTTATTTTAACATTGCCATTAAAAACTGAAAAATTTCAAGAAGATATTTTAGATAAAAACTTTGAGAAATGTAGAAAGGTTTATAATTCTTGTATTAGTGAATTACATAAAAGATATAATCATATGAGAGAATCTAAAGAATGCAAAAATAATTGTAAGTATAATGGTAAAGATAGAAATAAAATATTTAATAATATAAACAAAAAATATGGTTTAACAGAATATTCATTACATGAATTTGTTAAATTAATGGGAAAATATTTTAACATAGATGCTATGACTACACAAAAAATTGCAACAAGAGCATTTAATGCTTTTCAAAAATTAATGTTTCATAAAGCAAAGAAGATTAAGTATAAGAAATATGGGGAAATGAATTCTATTGAGGGAAAAACTAATAAACAAGGTATTAGATTTAGAGATGATACTTTATTATATAGTAATATGAAAATACCTGTAATTATTAAGAAAAACGATATTTATGCTCATATATCTTTAAGAAATAAAATAAAATATTGTAGAATTAAACGAGAAATAATTAAAGGTAAGTATCACTATTATGTTCAGTTGATTTTAGATGGAATACCTCCTTTAAAGATTTATAAAGATACTGGTGAAATTAAACATTACATTAATGATGGAGTTATAGGTTTGGATATTGGAACACAGAGTTTAGCAATATGTTCTAATTCAGAAGTCAAATTATTAGAATTATGTCCAGAAGCTAATAATATTGAAAAAGAAAAGAGAATATTGCAAAGAAAGATGGATAGGAGTAGAAGAAAAACTAATTTTAATAAATATAATAATGATGGTATTATTAAGAAAGGTAATAAAAATAAATGGATTAAATCTAATAAATATATTAAAATACAAAATAAATTAAAAGAATTACATAGAAAACAAAGAGAAATTAGAAAACAATCACATAATAAATTAACTAATTATATTTTAACTTTAGGTGATAATATAAAAGTTGAAACTATGAATTATAAAGGATTGAAAAAAAGAAGTAAAGAAACTACTATAAATGATAAAACAGGCAAATATAATAAAAAGAAACGATTTGGTAAGTCACTTGCTAATAAAGCACCAAGTATGTTTTTAACTATTTTAGATAATAAACTAAAATGGGTAGGAAAAGAATTATTAAAAATAGATACTTGGAAAGTTAAGGCAAGTCAATATAATCATATTAATAATACATATACAAAGAAAAATTTAAGTGAAAGATGGAATGATTTTGGTGAATTTAAAATACAGAGGGATATTTATAGTGCATTTTTAATAATGAATGTAAATGATGATTTGAGTAGTATAAATAGAGAATTATGTTTTGAAAGATTCGACAAATTTAAATTATTACATGATAAAGAAATAAAAAGATTAAAAAGTATGGATTTAAGTAATGGATTAAAAAATGTAGTTTAAATTAATAATTTTAATATTTTAATAAGACAAGTCGAGAATCGGGCTTGATACTATCGTTAATTTAGTCAATAGACTAATTGATAGTGAAATTCTTATGGAAAATGATTAGTGTTTATATGTGTAGTTTATAAATAATGTGAATTATTTAATAAATAAGAGTATAAAAGATATTCATTAGTACATAAGAACCTGTAGAGATTTATCTCGTGCAGAGATTCAGAAAAACAACACCGTTTTTTGTATAGAGAGTATCCATACTATCTATACTTTTTGGGATAAAGACTACAATAGTGGGATTGTACGTCAACTGTATTAATTTGTAATAATAATAAAAAAAGAATAATGGTCGATTATTCTATGCCTCTTCCCTACCCTACTAGATTGCGAGTGGTAATATGGAAAGATACAAACAAAAAGAATCAGAATCAACAATAGATTATCTTTTACGTTTAGCAGAAATAAAAATAGAAGAAAAACCTGATGATTTAGAATGGAGTGACATTGCTAAATATTGTGGTTTTGATTGTCACTATGATTCTTTAAGAAAAGCATTACAACCTAAAGATTATGGTGGTTTAGCAATTTATAAATATTTAAAAGATAAGTTAATTAGTGAAAATGTTACTGATGATAAGGTATTGAATGAGTATGAAGTTAAGAAAATTGAATTACAAAAAGAGAAAAATAAAATTCAATCATTAAGATTAGACATGAATAAAATTATTAGAGATTCTTCAAGAACGGAATTACTATATGAAGAATTTATTAATACATTAAAAGAAATGTGTAATATTCCTATTCCTGATTTTAAACCATTGTTAAATCAGAATATTAAAAAAGAATATATTCTTTCATTTGCTGATTCTCATGTAGGTAAAGAATTCAAAAGTATAACTAATGAATATAGTCTTGATATTGCATATGATAGATTTAATAAACTTTTATCAGAAACAATAGAAATTATCGAAGAAAATAATATTAATAAATTAACTATATTAGCACTTGGAGATGTAATTGAAGGTGCATGTCTTAGAATTTCTCAAATGCAACAATTAAAAATTGGGATTGTACAACAAACAATTCAGTTTATGAGATTCATTGTTTCATGGTTAAATGAATTAAGTAAATATGTTGAAATTACATATTATCAAGCACCATACTCTAATCACTCTCAGATTAGACCTTTTGGGACTAAGGCAAATGAGTTTGCTTCTGAAGATATGGAAAAAATTATATTTGCTTATATCCATGATATTCTTGAAAATAATCCAAGAATAAATATTGTTGAATGTAAAGAGAAATATATAATCTTTAAAATATTTAACTATAATATTGTTGCTTGTCATGGACATGACATTAGAAACGTAGATACTTTCTTAAAAGATATTAGTAATAAGTATAGAATATTTTTTGATTATGGATTTTTCGCACATCGTCATTCAGGTAATATAAAAGTAGTTAATGAAGGATTGACAAATAATTGTGAAGTTATTAATATCCCTTCTATTATGGGAAATGACACATACGCCGATGAACTTTTAGTTGGAGCTAAAGCAGGAGCAACTTTAATTGAGTTTACTGAAAGACAAGGTAAAAGAAAAACTTATGATATTATTTTGAATTAAATAATCAATTTAAAATTAAAGGAGGAACATATTATGCAAGAAATTTTAGTAGGTTTTATTAATGAATTACTTCCAAATTTACTCTATATATTTGCATTAGCATTATTTTGTTATATAGGTAATTTAGTTAGAAAACTATTCCCTATTGCTATTAAATGGTTTAAAGCACATACTAGTGTAGCACAACAAAATTTAATTGAACAATTAGGTAAAAAAGCATTTACATATGCTGAAACTGTATTTCGTGAGAAAAAAGGTCAAGATAAATTACATGAAGCTATTGATTTTTTCCAGAAACATTTAGATAGTCATGGATTAACTGGTGTAAATTTAAGCTACACTATGGTTAGAAATGCTGTTGAAGAAGCATGGTTGGCAGATAAAAGTTTAAGGACATTTGATGTTAAAGCTGTGATGGATGATAGTATGATTGATGAATTTAAGAGTGAAGTTAATGATGATATAATTGATAATAAAACAGAATCTACAAATGAATTATTAGAAAATAACGAAATATAGGAGAAATAAATATGAGTGCTTATTTTGCTATTGATGGGATTTATAATAGTTATCGTAAAATGAGTGACTTAAATCTTATTCAAAAAGGTTTAGGTGACGTAAGTGTTGTAGATGATATTGATGGTATCCCCATTATAAGAATTAACACAAAGAAATGGGATAGAAAAGATAAGGTATTATTTGTATTAGAAAGTAGAATTGGTGATATTATAGATGAAATTAGTGATTTAATTAATTTTAGTGAAGACTATAATTGTTTTACAATTAATGCTGATAATATTGAGAAATTGTGTGAGAAGTTTGAATGTTGGTGTAAAAGTGGTGGAGTTTATGAGAATGGTGAATGGGATTTGCCGATTATAGTTGTTAATGGTAGGAAGTAGCTTGTTTGTTAGAGAATTAAATATATAATTGTGAGGTATAAATTATGGATTGTAAAGTAATAATTAAACCTTCTATTGCAAGGACTTTATTACATAAAGGTAATCCAATAGTTGACATTAAACCTAATAAAAATAAACAATATGAAACTGTTTTTGTGTTTGAAGACACAGAAAAATTTAGGAATGACTTAACTACTTTAACTACTATTAAAAAATAGTAGTTTTTATTTTGTAAAAAATTCGTAAAAGAAGGAGATGTTTTTATGGCAAAAGAAAAGATTTGTGGTGTATATAAGATTGAAAATTTAGTTAATGGAAAAGTTTATATTGGTCAAAGTGAAGATATAATTAGAAGATGGAGAGGTCATAAATCTGAATTAAAAAATAATAAAAAGAGTAATAAATATTTACAGAATTCATGGAATAAATATGGAGAAAATAATTTTAATTTTAGTATAATTGAAGAATGTTCTATAGATAATTTAAGTATTTTAGAAGATGAATGGATTAAATTTTATGATTCTATAAATATAGAAAATGGTTATAATCTTCAAACTGGTGGAATTTTAAATAAAAAATTATCAAAAGAATCAAAAAAGAAAATGAGTGACAATCATTTTAATGCAAATGGAGAAAATAATAGTAATACTAAATTAACTAATGAACAAGTATTAATAATTAAAGAAGAAATTAGACAAGGTGGGAGTTCGACAGATTTATCTTTGAAATTTAATGTATCTTGGCATATTATTGATGATATTAAAAATAATAGAACTTGGACATCTGTAGGTGAATTAATTTATTTACCAAATGATATTAAGGAATATTATAAAATAAAAAATAGAAATAAAAATATTACTGAAGATATTGCAATAAATATTATTGAATTATTAATAGATGGTTATGGTAATAAAGAAATATCTAATAAATTAAATGTTAGTGTAAAAATTATAGATCATATTAAACATAAAAATACTTGGAAACATTTATCACAAGATATAGTATTTCCAAATAAAAAAAGAAAAAATAAATTATGAGGATATAAATATGGAAATATTAACTCCAATCAATAAAATAGTAGAAGAAATCAAACTTAATGCTTATATTAATGAACGTACTATATATTTAAATGATGATAATATTGATGAAGATACTGAATTTATTGTAAATAGAATGTTTGAAAAAATAGTAGAAAGAGATATAAAAAATAGTATTACACCTGAAAATGCAGAACCTATTATATTAAAAATTTCTAGTTATGGTGGTTCAGTTTACGCAACATTAAGTATTATTTCTACTATAGAAACACTTAAAGAAAATGGATATAAAATAATTGGTAAAGCATATGGGAAAATTATGTCAGGAGCATTTAAGATATTCATATCTTGTACGGAACGTATTTGTCAGAAACATACAAGATTTATGTATCATCAAGTCCAATCATATGAATTAGGTTATACTTCAGTAGAACAATCTAAAAGAAAACTAAAAGATTTAGAAGAATTATGGCGTAGATGTCAAAATGTGATTTTAAAATATACTAACATTACTCAAGAAAAACTTGATGATATTACAGAACATGATTTAGATGTTTCACTTTGGCCTGAAGAAGCAATTATTCTAAATTGTGTAGATAAAATTCTATAGATATATAGGAGAAACAATATGAAAGAAAAAGAATGTAAAATTAATTTAAAAACAGATTCATCATCTACATCCCCTACTCAATCATCTGATGTAATTTTATTCTTTGAACCATTAGAGATAAATACTTCAAATTTAGCAGAAAATATAAATATACAATTAGATAATGAAGAATTTATAAAGGGATTAAAAGATGTAAGTCATGCGTGTGGTATGTATACTGGATTGATTAATTCAGGATTTTCTATAGAAGATGCCATTGAAATAGTTATTGGAAAATTAAATATAGAACATAGTCTTGAAGTGGCAAAAATTAATGCTAATGCAAGTATTGAATGTTCTAAAAATGCAACATTGGTTAAGGAAAAAGAATTGTTGTAAGATTGTTTTAGATTGTAAATATAATATTTTATTAATATATATTTTAAATATTAAAGGAGAAATTTCAAACATGAATTTATTTAAATCTGAAAGTCTATATGATTCTGATAATGGAAAATGGATTGAAAAGTATTGGATAAATGAAGAAGAAGTTGATGGAGATTTATATTTTTATAAATTAGACAGAGAAAAAGATATCGAAGATAAAAATTTAAAAGAAGAATTGGAATCACAATCACAAGAAACTATGAATATTTGTCATCAATATTGTGAAGGTATTTGTGAAAGTTGTTGTGGAGAATGTGGCAATGAGTATGAAGATAAACAAGAAGTAGATTATGATGAATTGTTAGATATTTTTGCAGAAAAGATTCAGAATACTGGTGGTTGTCCAGAATGTATTAAGGAAATACTTGATGATTTTGCGGATATTGTTTTGGAAGCAAATGATGAAGAATATTGTGATGATGATGATTGTGGAGACTGCAATGAATGTGTTTGTAATCAAGAAGAATTCACAGACCAACAAATTGAAGAGATAAAAATGATAGAATCATTTGCATATAGAATTGAAAATGTAAATTGTGATTGCGGTTGCGAAATGAGAAATTTACTTTATGAATTGTTTAGTATTGGTAAAAATGTGGGATGGAATGATCATAGAGATTATATGAAAGAATTGATGAAAGAAGCGTTGGAAGAGTAATATAATTGTTGTATTATGCTGAAGTTAAATAACAATGTAGAAAATAACTCATCTATTTAATTTTAGGTGAGTTTTATTGTGTATTGTTAAAAAATAATACATAAATATATAGGTAGTGACTTACCACTGTGGAGGTATAATTATGAATATGGGTAAAATGTATTTTGATTTTGGGTATATTAAGAATAATTTTAATATACCAGATGATGCTTTATTTAAATGTTTTAATATTAATGAAACAGATGAATCAGTAGAAATTGTATTTTATACTAATGAAATTGGCGATAATTATAAATTAGCAAATAAATGTGGTTCAAATTTAGAGCAAATTCCTAGAGTAATTTTAGAAACAAAAAATAAAGAAGAAGTAAAGTATTTTAAAGGTAAAGACTTAAAAAACGTAATAAAAATAGTATGTGACAAAATTTTCTTTAATGAATTAGTAGATTTTCCAAATATAATTATGAAAAATAATACATATTGTTATAAAGGTATTCCAATATTTATTGATGATAATTTAAAGTATAATACTTACGAGTTAGTATATAAAAGTAATGATAATTTTTATGATGGAATTGTTAATAACCTCAAACAAGAAGCAAAACATTTGAATGATAAGATAAGTATATTTAGATCAAAACATGATATACAAAACTGTATCGTTGCACTAAAAGCACTTAGAGAAACATTAGATTTAATTAAAAAATATGATTGGACTTTGATGTATTCTGAGTATGGTGTAGAAAATACAAATAATCAATTAGTTACTGAGATTGCAGTATGGGAACAGAATCATGATGGACAGATTAAGAATCATAAGTTTTGGAGAACAGATATTGAGTATAAGAAATTTATCACTGTTAGCAAAGATGGATTAGATATTTGTAAATTAACTTGTGATAATATTATTTTTAATGAAGAAGTTAAACATTTGAAGGGAATTAGGAGTATGAAAAATGAATTTAATGAATATGAGAAAGTTGTTGATGATAAATTGAAAAGTTTATAATTAAGATATTGATAATTTAGATATAAAATTTTAGATTGAAATTAAGATATATTGAATCCACTTCTATTTATTTGAGGTGGATTTTATTATGTTTTAAATGTTAGTGTTAAAATATTGAGACAGAAGTAAGATTTGGGGATGATTTTTGGATAATGATATTTGGATTTAGTTTAATTTAGAGATTAATAATATAATAATGTTTGTTTTAAGAAGTTAGGTAATTGGGAATTAGCTATTCCCTCCACACATCCTAACTTCTTTTTTATTTTTATATGTGTGGAGAAATGGAGAATAAAATTAAAATAATTGTGTGGAGGTTGAAGAGAAATGAATGAAGAAGTTAAATTAGAAAAAATATCTGGTGTTTATAAAATTGTAAATACAATTAATGGAAAAATGTATATTGGTAGTAGTATTCATATTAATGATAGATGGAAAGAACATAAAAGAGATTTAAAAAATAATAAACATCATTCAAAACATTTACAAAGATCATTTAATAAATATGGAGAAGATAATTTTGAATTTGAAATTATTGAAGAATGTGAAGAAAATGAAACATTAATAAAAGAACAACATTATTTAGATTTATATAAAACTTATGATAAAAATAAAGGATATAATATAGCAATAAATTCTTTAGCTCCAATGATGGGAAGAAAACATTCAAAAGAAACATTAATTAAATTAAGTGAAGAAGTTAGAAGTAGAGATTCTTCAGTTTGGGTAAGAGGTGAAGATAAATTTAATGCAAAATTTAAAGATGAAGATATTATTGAAATAAAGAGATTAATATATGAAGGAAGTAGAATATTAGATATAGCAAAATTATATAATGTTGAACCTAATACAATAACTCAAATAAAAACAGGAGATAGATGGTCACATATAAAGACTGAATATGATGATTTAATATTACAAACTCCTAGACAGAAATTAACAGAAGAAGATGTGATTGAAATTAAAAAATTATTAATTGAAGAAAAGTTAAATATAATAGAAATATCAGAATTATTTGAAGTTACATTTGGATTAGTATCTTCAATTAAAAATTTAAATATTTGGAAATATATTGGTGAAGAGTATAATGAACAATTAATGAATAGATTATGTGTTAAAAAATTAGATAAAAATAAAGTTAAAGAAATCAAATATTTACTTTTAGAAGGTAAAAGTTGTTTTGAAATAAGTAAAATTTATAATGTTACTCGTTCTACAATATCTTGTATAAAACAAAATAAGACTTGGAAAGATGTTTTTATTAATGAAGATGATGTTTTAAATAAAGTATATTTTGAAAAAGGTGCTAAACCAGGTTCTAGGATTCCTATAATTCAATTATCAATTGACGATGAGTATATAAAAGAATGGGATTCATCAAGTGAAGTATCAAAGATATTGAACATAAATGCTAGTGCAATAACAAAATGTTGTAAAGGAAAACAATTAACTTGCAAAGGATATAAATGGATATATAAAAGTGAATATGAAAAAATTTAAGAGTATTTATTTAAATAAAAAGGAGTGGCTTTATGCCAAGAACTAAAAAAAATAATAATACATCTGTAAAGCCACAAAAAAAAGTTGCTCAAATAACTTGTGCAGCATGTGGAGACCCAAAAAAAGTTTTAGATTATTACGTTAGTTATAATTTAATACATCAAACAGGACGTATACCTTATTGTAAATCTTGTTTAAAAAAAATGATTGCAGATGAAAATGGCAATGTTAGTTTAGAAAAAGTCAAGGAAACATTAAGATTAATTGATCGCCCATTTTTATATAATATTTGGAAATCATCTTTAAATGATAGTATGGATACTTTTGGTACATATATGAAAAATATTGCAATGTCGCAATATCGTAAATTAGGTTGGGAAGATTCTAAATTTTTACCTGAGATAGAAAATGAATTGAATTATGATAATGCCGAAAATATAAATAATATACATCAATCAAATGTAAAATCTAATTTTATACTTACTGATGAAATTAAAGATAAATGGGGAAATGGTTATAAATTAGAAGAATATGAAGCATTTGAAAAAAAATATATTCTATTAAAAAATAATTATAAAGAAAAAACAAATTTACATACAGAAGCATTATTGAATTATATTAGATATAGAGTAAAAGAAGAAATAGCTACCGCAAAAGGTGATGTTAAAGAAGCAAAAGAATGGGGAGAACTTGCAAATAAAGCAGCAACATCTGCAAAAATTAATCCTAGTCAGTTAAGTAAAGCTGATTTATCAGAAGGACTTTCTACTTTTTCAGAATTATCTCAAGCAGTTGAAAAAGAAGTGGATATTATACCTATATTGCCAAGATTTAAATATAGACCAAATGATGCTTTAGATTTTAATATTTGGTGCTATGTAAATTACATTAGAGATTTGGGTGGTTTACCTCCATGTAATTATGAAGACGTTTATGCTTTTTATGATAGGAGAAAAGAAGATTATATTAAACAATATGGAGACCCTTATGGAATATTTACTGATGATCCAACAGAAAAAAACAGAGATAAAATAAAAATTTTTATTAAAGAAGACGGTGTTTAAATGTCATCTTATGGTAACTTTCAAAGTCAAAATGCAAAACATACAACAAAAGAAAGTAGAAATAATTATAATCCTGAATTTAATAGTACAGTAAATGCAAAAGGAGAAGAAGAAAATAGTCAATTTAGAAGTAATTTAGATAAATATGTAGATTTTGTTTCTTGGGCAAGATTCTACCCTGATTTATGGTTAGATCTAATTAAACCACAAAAAGGTGGTATAAAATTACATTCTGACCAACGTACTTTTATGAGAATAGCAATGAGATTTTTAAGTATGTATGGTGTATACCCTAGAGGTTGGGGGAAAACATTTAATGAAGAAATTGTTATGTTTATAGCTTGTGTATTTTTCCCAGGAATAGAATTTGCACTTACTGCTCAAACAAAGGAAAACGCAGCAGAATTATTAAAAGACAAATATAATGATATATTAAAAAAATATCCTTGGTTTAAAAATGAGATTTATGATGCACGTTTTTCTAAAAGTGATGCAGAAATTAAATTTGTTAATAATTCTAGAGTGGATGTATTGGCAAATTCTTCCACTTCGAAAGGTCAAAGAAGACACGTAATTATGATTGAAGAATCAGCTTTAATAGATGATTTTACATTCCAAGATTCTTTATTTCCAATTGTTGAACATGGTAGATTAACTGTTGGTGATTTAGGAATATTAAATCCTGAAGAATTAAGTCAAAAAGTAAATTTTTATACAACCGCAGGATTTAGGGGTAGTGATGAATTTACAAGAAGTATTCGCATGAAAGAAGATATGATAAATTTAGAAGGGAAAATAGTTATAGGTTCAGATTGGCATTTAGGGTGTTGGTACGGTAGAGGTTCGACTAAACAACAAATTTTAGATAAAAAGAAAAATATGTCTCCTATTGCATTTGCTCAGAACTATGAATCGAAATGGTGTGGAAGCTCAGATGGTGCTTTAGTTGATATTACTAAACTTTTGAAATTAAGAACACTAACTTCACCAGAATTAATGTATGACGGAAAATCAGATTATTATGTTAGTATGGATGTTGCACGTTCTCAAAAATCTAGTAATAATCAATCTTCCATTGCTGTAATTAAGGTTAAAAGAAATAAAGAAGATAGAATTATAAATATGCAATTAGTAAATTTAATTAATCTAAAACAAGGATTGAATTTTACCGCACAAGCAATTGAATTTAAAAGAATAAGAAATTTATATAATGCAAAGAAAGCAGTTTGTGACGAAAATGGCTTGGGGAAAGGAATTATTGATGAATTATTAAAAGAACAAATTGATCCAATTACTAAAGAAATATTAAAATGTTGGGATACTATTAATACTGATAATGAACCAGATGTTCAGGGTTCAGAAAAATGTTTATATGCTCTTCACTCACAAGGTATTAACTCTGATATAATTGTAAATTTTATTGATGTTGTTGAAGGTAAGAAACTTCAAATATTAGATAAACACCAAAATAATAATTATTCATTAAGCAATGAAGATTATATAAATAATGTAGTTTTACCAAAAGTTCAAACTGATTTATTTGTAGAAGAAGTTGCAAATTTAAAAATTAAACATTTACAAGGTGGTAAATTATCTGTAGAACAAGTTACTAGATCAGTTGATAGAGATAGATTTTTCGCTGTTGCATATGGTTTATGGTATATCAAAAACTTTGAAGATAAAGTTAAAAAAGCAGTAATTAACATCTCACCATCATCATATTTTGCAATAGCAAATAAATCATCCAGAGCAAGACGTTAAAATAATAACCAGAAAGGAGGTTTTCAGTGGATAACAATCAAAACCTCTCCCCTACCCTATTCTCATTAAAAAAATCATGGGAATCAGCTAAAAACTTTTCCCTATCAAGAATAGGTGTTTTATTTAAAAATAAACAAAAGAAATTAAATAATGTAACTATTGATAAAATAAAAATATGGCTTGCTAATCCACAAAAATATCAAAATGAGATACTTGATTTATCAGATAATTTATATGCACCTGAAGGTATTTATAAAGTTTTAGTTAATCTAACTACAAATATGGCAACATTAGATAATTATCTTCAACCTGATTTTTACACAATGCAAAAATTAAAAGAAGAAATTAATAATCAAACTTCAAAAGAAATGTCTGAAGAAGAATCTCAAGAAATAATAAATAAACTTTTAAAAAATTTTAATAATGAATTTAATACTGTTAGAAAATATATTGATAATATAGATATAAAGAAAACAGGTCGTAGAATTATAGAAAGTTTGGTTAGATATGGTGCATATTGCGGATTTGAAAAGAATGACGGTAATTTCCCTTATCTATGGGATTTACCTATAAAATATGTTAGATTATATTCGATAAAAAATAGTCAGTATACAGTAGAATTTAACTTCAAATATTTTGAAGATTTAAATAGAGATAATGAGTTGTCTGAATTCGCATGGAGTATTTATCCTGACGAATTTAAAATATTATATGATAGATATAAAACTAATTCAGATAGATTAAGATATCCAGAATGGCAACCTTTACCTAGTGATAAAGTATGTTGCATTAAATTAGGTGGAGATAATGATACTTTCTTTTTGCCTTTATATAGTCAATTGTTTACTGAGTTATTTTTATTAAATGATTTAGTTGATGAAGAGATTGAAAGTTCTAGGGATGATAAAATAAAATTAATAAATATTGAATTTCCCAATCAGGATGGTGTACCTCTTGTAGAACCAGATGTTGTTGCACAATGGGTTAATGTTGTTGCTTCTGGTGTTCCAGAAACTGTATGTGTGACTGGTTCACCCTTCCCTCTTAAGGAAATACCTTTTAAATCAATACAAAATGAAAAAACAAGTTTAATTGAATTTACAAAATCAATGGCATATATGCAAGGAGGAGCGAATCCTCTTCTCTTAGGTGGAAGTTCAACTAATAGTTCAGTAGGTATATCTCAAAATTTAATATATATTCAATCTATAGTTTTTAATATGCTTGATAAGATTCAAAGTTGGTTTAACTATAGAATTTCTAATGTAAATTTAAGAAAAAAATATACATTTAAATTAAATATATGGAAATTAACTTGGTTTAATCAAAATGAAGAGTTTGAAAAAGAACACAAATTGACTTCAATTGGTGGAAGTTTAAATGTATTATCTACTAAATGTGGTCACTCGTCAGATGATTATAATGCAACTCTTGAATATGAAAATTTAATTAAATCTAAAGATTTATGGATTGCTCCTGTTAATATGAATCAATCTGGAAATACAGATGATAAAGGTGGTCGTCCAGAGACAGATGATCCAAGTGGAAATACAATAATTTCTAGGGATAAAGAAAATAATAATAGGTAATTGGATGTGATAAATATTAAAACTATTTATTGTTATGATGAAATATATAAAGAGAAATTAATAAAAGAAGGTTTTAAATTAATGTCTTTCCAAATTATTGATAATAAACCTTGCTGGTTATTTGAAAATAATAAAAATATTAATTTTAGTAGAAAGACTAATATAAAACATATTTATTTTTAATTAATTAAAGGAGGTGAAATAATTTGGAATATAAAATAAATACAAGTATACCAATTAATTTTGAAATGATTGAAGAAATACCAGATAGTAGATTTTTAAAAGTTAAGATATGGCTTTGCCATACAGGTGAAAATTTAAATGGCAGTTATTTTAGCAAAGAATTGCTTGAAACAATGAAAAATGAATCTTTATCCAATATACCAATTTTAGGTTATATATCTATTGATAATTTAAATGAATCAGATTTTTTAGGGCATGAAGAAAGAATTATAATACAAAATGGTGAAATAAAAATTGAATATGTTGGTAAAATTTATGGTTTAATACCAGAAACAAATAATGCTCAGTTTGAGTTTAAATTATGTGATGATGGTATAGAAAGAGAATTCTTAACTTGTGAAGGATTGCTTTATACTAGATTTCCAGAATGTATTGATATATTTAACAGAGATGAATCAAAAAGTCAATCAATGGAATTAGAACCTGATTCTATTTCTGGAAAATTTGAAATTGATAATTTATTCCATTTTGAAACAGCTAAATTTGAGGGAGCTTGTATTTTGGGTGATACTTTAACACCAGCAATGGTTAATTCAACAATTGAAAAATTTAGTATTAAAAATATTAAAATTCAATTGCAAGAAATGATAGTTGAACTCAATAATACAGTTTTTAATAAAAATAATCAAGAAGGAGGTACAGAAATATTGGATGCAAAATTTGAACTAATAAAAAATTATGATAATTTAACTGAAGAAGATGTTTTAGATTTAAAAACAAATCATGAACAATATTCATTAGAAGAATTTGAAGCAAAATTAAAAGAACTATCAGAAGCGAAAAATATTCCACCAACTGATTTTGCTTTAACTGCTGAACAATTAAATGATGAAGTAAGAAAGGTTTTAAGAAATAGAAGGGTTATTTCAGAAGATTGGTGGGGTGATGAATACTCAGAAAACGAATTCTACTATAGAGATATTAAAGATAATTTAGTTATAGTCATTGATAATTCTTGGGAAAATTATTATGGAATACCATATATGGTCGATGGAGATACAGTGACAATTGATTTTGAAAATAAAATTGCATATATGTATGATTGGAGACCTAGAGTAGATGGTGAGGTTGTAGATAATTTTGCCAAACAGGAATTTGAGGAAAAATTAAAAGCATTTACTGATAAAGCAACTGAAAAAGTTAAATCTGAAGTTATTGCCGAATATGAAGTAAAAATTACTGAATTTAATTCCAAAATTGAAGAATTAAGTTCAAATTCACAAGATACCATTTTAGTTGAATTTGAAAATCTTAAATCTAAAGTAACTGAATATGAAAACAATATTTCAACTTTGACTGAACAATTCAATTCTCTAAAAACAGAAAATGAAACACTTATTAGTTCAAATGAAATTCTTACTCAAACTAATACTTCCCTTCAAGAATTTAGAACAAATATTGAACAACAACAACAAGAAGCATTTGAAGCACAACAATTACAACTTAAAGCAGAATTAATTGAAAATTTCTCTAAAGTATTAACTATGGAAGAAATTAAATCAATAGAAGAAAAAAATTTATCCATAGAAGATATGGATAAAGAATTTAAAATTATGTATGCTTCAAAAGAATTATCTGCAAAATTTGCAAAGAAAACTAAAAAAACTGATACAGAGATTCCAATTTTTAATTTTTCACTTAAGAAAAAAGAAGATTGGACTTCATTAATACCTAAGAAATAATAAAATAATAAAATTTAAGGAGGAATAATTTTATGGCTAATGTAAACAATGTAGTAACTGGTAGATATGGTATTGTAAATCTTCGTAAAGTAGTAGGTGTAAAAACAGGTGAACATAACATTCAATATGCTTTAAATGCAACTGATTTTGCTACTACTGCTTGTCAAAATGGTTTCCTTTTAGAAGAAGAGCACTATACAAAAACTCTTGGTCTTCCTAGTGGCCCAACTATCAGAGTTGGTTTAGTTGCATGTGTAGAAAAAATGTATGATGAAAGTGATATGTCTTTAGGTAATTTTAGACTTAATCTTAATGAATATTTGCCTAGAATTTATCGTTTACAAATTGGTGATATGTTTGACACTAACAACTTTAAATATGATGATGGAGATTATGCTAATTATGCTGCTATCGTAACTGCTATTACTGCTGGTACTCCAGTGTATGCATATCCTTCCACTAATGGTCAAATTGAATTAGAACCTATTCAAAATGCTAACGCAGCAATTGAATTACAAGCAACAAGAGTTGTAACTTTGCCTGCTGGTGAGTCTGCCTTAATGTTTGTTTGCACAAAAAGCTAAATAATATAAATTATAAATATAATAATATTAAAGGAGGAATTAATTTAATATGGAAAGAAAATATTTCGAGTTAGCAATGGCTACATATAATAGAAATGATTCAGTAGTTGATGGTATTACATATACTTCTTCTGAAAAAAATGAGGCATTGAGGAATGCTTTTAAAGATTTAGTACCTGATGGTAAAAATAGGTACAAGAGTTTCAGGAAAAATAAGAATGAGATTTTTGAATTAGTTGAAGAAAATGTTGATGAAATTCTGCCAAAAAGAGTTGATGATGCTTATGGTGGTTTTGTTGAGTATCAGATTTTAGATCAAGGACAAAAACCTAAATTTAAGACTAAGAAGGGTAAAAGGGGTTTACTTAACTTTATTACCAAAGTTGGTTTGGGTGGTGTAATTGAAAGAACAAGATTAGATGTTGATTATATTAATATGACTATGGAAGCATTTGGCGGTGCTGTCTATTGCGAATTCGAACAATTTTTAGACGGGATCATAGACTGGACTGATTTAATTAATGCTATCGTAGATGGTATTATGGAAAAAATTAACCTTCAAATTCAATCCATTTTAATTGCTTCATTCACTGGTTTATCTGCTAATATGAAAGTACAAGCTAACTCTTTTGTTCCTAGTCAAATGGGACAATTAATTACCAATGTGCAATCTTATGGTGATAATGTAGTTATTTTCTGTACTCCTACTTTTGCAGGTACTATTGAAGAAACTCCTGGATTTGTAAGTGATATGGATAGAACTGAACGTAGGGAATTTGGTAGAATTGGTAAATTTAGAGGTGCTAGTGTAATTGTATTACCTAACGCTTTTGCTGATGATGCAAATACCAGTAAAGTATTAAGTGATCAATATGCTATTATCGTTGCAACAAATGAAAGTAAAATTGTTAAAGTAGCATTTGAAGGCGAAACTATTGTTAATGAGACTGAAAATGCTGATAGAAGTATAGATTTCAATTCGTATAAAAAATTCGGTTTAACCATTGTTTATAGTAATTTTTATTCGATGTATAAAAATACCTCGCTCTAAAGTATTAATATAATTTAATATTAAAGAGGGTATAGTTATACCCTCTTTAATAAATTTATATTAAAATAAAGTAAACACGTATCATAATTTATAAAATTTTAAAATAAAAGGAATGGTTATTCTTATGGCAAAAACAAATAAATCAAACGAATTCAACACAATTGATCCAGATAGAAAAGTTAGAATCATAAACAATTCTAATTCTAAAATTTATTGGACTCAATTAAATGGCAGACCTATTAATTTAATGAAAATTGCTGCTCCTGCCTCATTACCTTATGTGGAATTAGAAAATATGGCATATACTAGCGATTTAATTCAAACAGGAGATATTTATGTCCCTGATAAAGATGTATTCGATGCTTTAGGAATTATAAGTTTAAAACATGAAGATATAAAACTACATTCTGAATTAAAACGTATGTTAGCAAATTTAGATGCAGAAGAATTAAAAGAAGAAATTTCTAAACTTCCAGATGGTAATAAGGAATTATTAGCTGAATTAGCAATTGATGAATATAGCAATTTAAAAGGCTCTGTAATTGACACTATTGAAGATGAAACTAAAGTTAAAATTTCTCTTATAAAAGAAGATGAGAAAGCTAATAAACAAAATCAAGAAAAGAATAAATAAAATAAATAATGAAAGTAGTTTGATATTATGACTATTTCTTATGATTTAATTTTTCAGAAGTTTATGCATGAAATTAATGATTTTGATTTAACATCTTTAAATGAAGAACAAATGTTAATAGAAAATAAATTAACTCTATCTAAAGCAGT